CACAATTTTCATTCCACTGCAATTCACTTAATCCTTCTGTTTCTTTGTATCCTCTACGCTCTAAATACTTGTATTGGTCACCTTTCATCTTACCAATATACTCTTCTGGAGTAAGTTTCTTTTTCATTATGTCAATAGTTTCTAATCCACCACGTTTATAATGCTCTGGATTTATTTTGTCGCTCATCTTCTTTCTCCTTACGTTTTTTATGTATATCTTCAATGGTACTTCTTACTCTGTCTAAAGACAGGTTACTTAAACTACAACATAACTGTAACATCTCATCATCATCAGTATACAGCCATTCTAACGCATAACGCTTGTCGCCTACTTTGTTTTTCAACGTAATAGGCTTGCCTTTTTGCGTAAAATACCCATGTTTCTTAACTCTTGCTTTAAACTTTTCTTCTGCTTTTAAATCTTTTTTAGTTGGGTCATACAAAGCGTCTACGATTGCTTGAGTTAAAATTGCCTTGTAAAGCCTAATGACATTCTCCATCTTTTCTGCATTAGGCATATCAAGCATATCAGATTCTTTCAATTATTTTCCCTTTATACTGGTGCGAAATGGTATATCTCTTATATCAATACACTCTTTCTTTGTCTTTAAAAATACATTGCCGTTAGCTTCTATGCTTTCATAAAGATGAAAGTTCTTTCCATGACAATGGTAGTTCTTGTGGTGTGGCATAGTATTGACAGCTATTACTATCAAGCTACCAAGAAATATTACAACACCTAAAATTCCTAAATGCTTTTTAGTCATTTTCACTACTCCTATATAATACATAAATCCTGTTGTTTAAACAATGTATCACTTATAATAGAGCCTTGATTAACCAATAAGGACTACTACTATGTGGACAAAACCATCAGCTACAGAAATGAGATTTGGCTTTGAAGTTACAATGTATGTAATGAATAAGTAATTAATGTTCAAAATGTAATACATGTAATACACTAACCCTCAAGTTCTCAATGGAATGCCATCAGACCAATTCTAATGACACACACCTTGAGGGCAGTGTAACCCCTAGTACCTCTTAAAAAGGTATATCTTCTGCTACTGCTTCTTTTGCTTTTGGCACAGAACCAGATGACGCATCTTGACTTTCTCCAGTATAAAACACTCTTGTATTACCTAGTATAACGCCCCTTACACCAGACTCACGCTCCTCTTGAGTAGTAGATTGGGTAATCATACCATTGTTGTCGTACTGGTCTTTCTCATCCAAATTAACAAAAGTAGTGATGTTGAGGTATGTACCTTTTTCACCCTTAATTAATTTAGCCTTATCAATCTTACTTACATCTATACTTGCTGAAATTCCTACTGTTGCCATTAGTTACTCTCCTTAATAAATTTAACTGAATCCTCAACTTCTGTTACAAAGTCTTGGACATCTTTTTCTAGACGAGTGATTAAGTCGTCATCTCTCTCTACTCTAACTATGAGCATTTTTTGTTCTCCATGAAAATGAGGGTGGTAACATACAAAGTCACACCACTCTCTCTCTGGCATACAAGCCATTTGCCATTGCATTTGATGTACCCATTTACTTGGAATCTTTCTTGTCATTAAAATTTCTGTGTGCGTTGTAGGTGTTGGACACTTAATCTCAATTAGACCGTTTAAACCAACTAATCCATCAGGGCTAGCACCAGACATATTAACTGTTGGGTGGTCAATAAAACCTATCTCGGTCACATCCACACCCTTTAGTAACTCTTTCTTATCTATATACAAGTCCCTTGCTTCATCCTCGTGTTCAGTACCCCACCTCATTGCGTCATTAACAAATACAGGTACATTTTTTTTAGTTAACAATTCAGTAATAAGTTGAATACGATACTTACGCTTGTAAGTAGACTCGCCATTCTTTACCTTAACAATAACATTGTCTATGTTAGAGGCAGTTACTTTACCTAGCCTTGCCTGAAACCACTCTTCGCTACGCTGTTCCATCTTTTTCCTCCTTTATCTTCTTAATGAAAGGCGTAACTAACTTCCTGTCAGCTCCATCTAGCGTGTTAAAATACTTTCTAGCCTCATCTATACCTTGCTCATTAAAGATGTTAGTAATGCGTTCTAGCACGTCACCTTCAGGTAAGTCTTCACCCTGATATATGTACAACCCTAAACCATGTAACGCTATGGCTTTAGCCAGACATCTTTGCATAGCTTTATTTAAGTCATTGGAATCAGGATTTTTTTTAGCTTGATTTTTAAAATCCATTACTGACATCTGTGCGGTCATATCCTTACCAAAAGCATGAACAGTACAGAATACCATCATACTTCCGTCAGCCATAATCGTAGGAGGTTCATATCTCCATGTGGCAGACTCATCATTTTGCAATAATATATCTACTGCCCATGCCCATGACAAGTAAGTAAACTGACCTTTCTTTTCAGTGTGCTTACTAACATCTATCTTTCTTAACTCTTGGTACTTACTCATTTGGATTCCCCATATATCTCATTAAATTTTTGTATTTCAGCGAATAGATTAAACTCACCCCTTACTGCTTTAGTTAATGCTTGCAGTTGCGTGCGTTTCTCTTCTCTTTCTATCTCTGAATATAGTTCGTGTAGTTGTTCTTGTTGCTCTAGGTCTGCTTGATTAGTGTCAAGTATGTATTGGTTTGTTTTCATTTTATCTTCCTTATTCTTAAAGGTTAATTAATATTACAGCTTTACTATACCAGTTCAATTTTATTTGTCAAACTTTTTATTTACTTCGTCCCAGTCCTTTGTTTTAAAGACTAGCCCATCTTTATTTGTTGCCTTGTAGCTCACCTTTCCAAACAGTTTGGTTAGGTCTTTAATAAACTCGTTCACGCTCATAATGGTCGCTCCTTGTAAGTTAATGTTTTAATGTCAAACCAAAAACCAAATGTGCCTTCATAGGTATGGTTACGTTGTTTCTGTACTAACAGCAATGCCGTTGGTTCAGTCTTGCGGTCTTCAGGTAGGTCGCCTGTGCTGTTTAAACGCTCATGCTCCCTGTTACGCCATACACATAGAATGTTATCCACTAGGTTTCTAATATGGCTAGAGCCTAGAATGTGGGTAGCGTCTGGTATGGTAGACTCATCCATTTTCTTGGTATGAGCTACTAAAAAGATATGTATGTTTAAATCTCTAGCAATGCAACTCAATTTATTAACAAACTGTTTTTGAGCCCCATAGTCTTCCTCTGATACAGAATCCACCTTCATTAAGCTATCTATCACCATGACATCACAACCTAATACATGCTTGCCATAATGAATACTCGCGTATAGGTCATCCTCGCTAGTCGTACTCTGTTGGTCATAGATGTACAGCCTGTCCTTATACTCATCACAAAACTCACGTATGTATTGGTCAGTAGGGTCTGTCATACCCTTCTGCTGTATCATCCTAGCAATTTGTAATACGGGTCGCATTTCCATACTAGCTACTAGCACCTTTGTATAGTTCATCAGGTGTAATAAAATCTGCGATAGAATCATACTTTTACCGCTACCACTAGAGCCTGTTATGCAAGTGACTTCACCCTTCCTTACTAAAAAGTCAGGGTCAGTCTTCCTCCACCCCATAGAGTAACCGCTATTTTTTTCCTCGTTATAATACTTGATTACGTCATCATAAAGGTTGTCAGTAGACTTAATCTTAAAGTCTTCAGTCGTTTCGTAATAGCCTTCAGCAACTACTTGTTCCTTCGTTACTGTTAGCTGTCTTACTACATCACCTGTGTTCATGTTTAAACAACTCCCTTTGGTATTACAGAGCTTTTGCTGTTGGTATCTAGCCAACGCTCTTGGTTTAAAATCGTTTCGGGAGAGGGATTAAATCCTTCCTTCCACGCCTTACTGTTACTCATACCGCTAGTCCAGTTAATGATGTCAGTAGCTATCTTGTCTAACCTCTTGGCTCTCCACTTCTCCTCACAACCTTTTTTGTTCACCTTCCTTGTGTTAGGTAACATATCCCACCACTTGGAAAAGTGTGCAGAGGGTGCTTTATTAACAACCGCTTTAGCAGTCATCGTATAAGGTTTCTTCTCTTCTCTACTATTCTCTAGTATAGGCGTTGTATATACTTCGTATAGACCTTGTATAGACTCATCCTCTAACCACCCTTGCAATGCGGTTATCAGCTTAACCATTTGCTTTTCATCACGTCTTAATCTAAACGCTATTTCCTCAACGCTTGGCAAGATTCCTTCAGACTCGCTTGCTAAACACCATAGCTCAATCAAAGTTACCTTCTCATCAGGCTTTAACCTACTCCACTCTAAATCGTTTAGTAGGTCAGCACCATACAATTTAAACCATGACATCTTCTTCTGATACTTCGGATTCTTGGGCTTATAGTGTTGGTACTTGTCCCAGTTCTTAATCTTCAGCATGATTTTCCTTTTTATGTTTAAACATTGTTACTTAACAATTCCTTAATCTCAAACTGTCGCAATTTAGGAATGTTTCCTGTAATAAACCATTTGCTTACCGCTTGCCTACTGATTTTTAGTTGGTCGGCAACCTGTGATTGGTTCTTAAAGTTATCTTTAACAAATTCTAATGTGATATTGTCCATACTTACTCCTTAAATTAATTGAATGTCTATTGTAGTTGCTAATAAAAATAAGTCAACATTTATTACATCGTTTCCTTCATTTCTTTTACCTCTTCTTTAGCAAAGTTTACGGCAAACTCTAGCAACTCATCCGCATACTCTTCTTTCGGTGCATAAAAGTACAAAAGGTTTAGTATGCTAGATACTAGCCCTGCCATATGGTTATGGTTAGGATTCTTTACTTTCTTTTCTAGCAATCCAGCAGACTTCACGCCTACCTGATAACCTACGTCAAACTCTTTTTCTGTTTTAGTCATAATTATTCCCCTATAAATTTAATACGATAGTCTTCTCGGTTATAGTCCAAACCATCCTGTTTAACTTCCATTAAGAATTCATCTAGTTCTAACATTGCCTCGCTGTAAAGGGGGTAATTAGCCCCCTCCCATGCCATTACCCATCCATCACAGATAGTGTCCATTTGTATCTGATACATCACTCGTCCCCCTCGTAGTCGCCTATATAGTATAAGCCGTTGTCGTAACGATACTGTGCGTCCTCCCTTGCCAGTATCCATGCCTCTTCACTTGAGTGCCCATCGTTAGTAAACATCTCATGAGCCTCATGTTCTAGGTTCTCAATGATTTCCTCTTTGTCAATTATTGTACTCATTACGCTACCTCCCAGTCATCAAAGTTTGGTTCATCGTTAGGATTGTTATCTTCTATGAGCTGATTCTCATAAGCAATGTCATCCTCATCCCCGTTTAAATCTCCGTATTCTTTCATTACGCTACCTCCACTTCGTCATCATCAAAATAAGCATTTTCATAAAAGCTCATGTCTTTAGGTTTAAACAGCTTAACGGTGTTGTCCTTGTTAAGCACCTCCTCGCCTGTATCGGTATCTACCTTAACGATAATTACCTCTCGTACTAAATACTCGTACTCTTTATCGCAGTTCATTATTTACCCTCCCATTTGTTTATAAATCTTTTTAGTTGTTTAACAGTCTTTCTGTATTCTCTATTGCTTGGGTCTTCATCAACCCACTCTAACTCTACCTCCAATCTATATTTAGCCTCTTTTACTAAAAAGCTGTTAGTGTATTCAGGGTGCTGATTAAGTGCTTGGAATACGCAACCTAGCTTTTCTGCTAAATCTCCAATCCCAAAATAATTAGTAGCCATAGCAGAGTCAATCAATTGAAAACACATTTCATCAATTTTTAATACATCTTTTACTATTGGTCTAAATGTTTCTGTTGTCATGTTTTTCTCCTTTTTGTTAATGACAACCCATTATGACATATTGCTAAACAATGTCAACTTTTTTTTCTTATCACGCAACGTGTTTTAATAATTTTTACTTATTAGGCTGAAACGCCCTGATAGCAAGGGTTTCAAAGCGTCTTGCACAATCGCTCTGTATGAGGTTTTTTGTCAACCTTGCTTATGGTAGTATCAAAAAGTGTAAAAGTACGTTGACGGCTCTAAAAATGCCCTTTATGGCGATTTAGTTTTTTTGCTTATTTTTTCATCACTTGTTAAGTCATAAGTTTTTTTTATTAAAGATAGTTTTTTCATAAGTTTTATTTATTTTATTTTTTTTATTACAAGTAGTTTTTTAATAAGTTTTACTTATTGCCTATTTTTTAAGCACCTGTGGATAGTTTTATTTTTTTTATCCACAAGTTATCCACAATTAATTTTCGTACAAAAATCTCGTACAAAAATCTCGTACAAAGTTTCGTACAAAGTTTCGTACAAAGTTTCGTACAAAGTACTTGTATTTTTTCTTTTTTTATGTAAATATAGTTTTACATTAATTTTAAAAGGAATTTTTTTATGAATATTAAATTTAAAGATAAAAATACAGAATTGAAAATGAATAATATTTTATATTGCATTTCACAAGCGAATGAACAGTTAAATAAAAGTTTTTCATATGATGATAGAGATTTAAACGCGTTATCATCGGTATTTAATATACCAAAATCGGACGTGAAAAAAATATATGATAATTTTTTTACATTAATTAATAACTAATAAGGAATTTTTTTATGTTAAACAAGTGGGATAGTTTTATTATTACGAAAAGAAAAAAAAGGAATTGCTGTATTTTATTTTTTATTTTAGGTATTATTTTTTCTAATATAGTTTTAAAAATTATTAGTTTTTTTCCTTTTTAAAGCTAATGATTTTATTAGAGGGTGTAAAAGCCCTCTATTTTTTTATTTATTTATTTTGTAAAAAAGTGTTGACATTTTAATTCATAGGTATAAATTAGAGCTGTAACAAAATTTTAATTTTAAAAAGGACTATTAAAATGAAACTATTATCAATTGAATCAGATGCAAAGACTTCAAAAAATACTAAATATGGATATTTAACAGCTATTCAATACCTTGCACCGTATAAAACTAGCGGTGTAAATCTTTGCCCTATGGCAGAAAAAGCGGGTTGCATAGATGCATGTTTATATTATTCAGGACGTGGTAAATTTGAAAGTGTTCAAAATGCTAGATTAAACCGAACCAAATTATATCTAACTAACCCCCCTCAATACTTTAATCAATTAATAAAAGAAATTAAAGCTCTTGAAAAGAAAGCTATTAAATTAAATTTAAAGCCATTAATTAGATTAAATGGTACATCTGATATCAGGTGGGAAAATATCCACTTTGTTTATAAGAACGCTGTTTACAATAATATCTTTGAATTATTCCCAAATATCCAATTCATGGATTATACAAAAATTCCCAATAGATTTACTTCTATGAATGGAATATCAGAATTCCCTAGTAATTATGATTTAACTTTCTCATATTCAGGGGCTAAAGGATTTGAAAAATACAATCAACGGGCTTTAGATGCTAAAATGAGAATTGCTACAGTCTTTGATAAAATAGAATCTATCCCCGTTGTATTCCATGGCAGAAAAGTTTTAAGCGGTGACGATAATGATTTAACTTTCACAAAGCCAAAAGATAGTATTTTAGGACTATATGCAAAGGGCTTTAAAAAAGAAATTCAACTAGGCATTGATTCACAATTTATTTTACAAGGGGCTTAATATGCTTACTGAAAAAGAAAAATATTTCACTGATTTAAACGAGCAACAAAAAAAAGATATTAAAAAAATGTTTAATGAATATCTAAAAGACTATTCTAAAATTATGGATTATAAAGATGCTGTTGATTGTGCTATGTATTCAACCCGTCAAAATGCCTCAATCATGGTTCAATCATATTCAGCCATAAAAGGGGCTTAAAATGAAAAATGAAACTTATGCAGAATTTGAGAAAAGATTAATAAAACGCGATACTATACTGTTGACCATTGCTTTTATATTGCCTTTTGGCTTTCCTATTGTCTTATATTGGCTGTATTAGTAGCAATGATTAAGAAGCCCCTAACGGGGCTTTTTTTTGGTATTTATAAAAATTCCTAATCACCAAAATAAAATAAATGTAAAAAAGTGTTGACATGTTTAAACATTTCACTAAAATACATTTCAGCAACACAACATTTAAACACTAAAAAGGGCTTTAAAAATGAAACGTTCAACATTAATGAATCAATTAGAAGCAAAGTTTGACCTTAAAACCGATACAACCGAAGCTTTTGGAATTGGTAAAGGTGGCATTTGGATAAGGGATGATATTGCCAATGAAAAAACTGAATTTTATAATTATTCGGAAGGCACTATGGTTGAAAATAATATACTCAATCAATTCTTATTTAAAAATGGGTGGTTCGCTGAACCTTATGATTCTGAAACTATAATGCTTTACCAAATACATTAGTAATAAATAATTTTAACGGGGGTTTAATCGCCCCTTTTTTAAAAAGGAAAATATAAAATGAAAAATTATAACGATACTTTAAAAAACGGATATGAAGTTATAGCTGTACATTATGGAGCTAGGGGGGGAATTGTACTAGCCTCAAATAGCCGTCAATATGCAACGTGGGAATTTATAGACATTGACGAA